TAATGAAATTGATAAGGTAATTTATAAGAAAAAGAGCGATAATGAATAAGGAGTCTATATTTAAATAATGGGAATGTGGTGATAATGACGACTAACAGGGAGAATGGGAAGACTAAGGCTTCGAAGAAGGTCTCCGAATCTAAGAAGTCGAAGCCTAAGTATTCCAAAAATAACCCACATCCTAAGCATATTGAAGACCCTGAGCATTGGACTTACTGGGGGACTCCTCGTTGTCAAGGACGTAACCCTCGAACAGGAAAGCAATGCACAAAGGGCGCAACGGTGGACGGCAAATATTGTGCCGTCCATACTAACATAGAGGAAGCAGCAGCCAAAGGCGGTTACCATAAGTTCGACGAGAAGGCAGATCAGATTGTCGCGCTCGTCCGACAAGGCTACACATTCACAACTGCCTCTGCTCGTGTGGGACTGAATCCTCGTACAATCACTGAGTGGCGTCGTCGTGGCAAAGAGGAAATGGCACGAGGACAAGAAGGCAAGTATGCCAAGTTCTGGTGCGACCTGGAAGAGGCTCGCATCTTCGCATGCTCATTGGTTGAGAATGCTCTGTTCTCTGCTGCTATTAACGGCAATGTCTCAGCGATGATCCGATACCTTGAATGTCGTATGCCCGATGTGTGGAATGCTAAGCGAGTAATGGAGATTTCCGTCGAGACTAAGCACAAGTTAGACGTGAATTGGCAGGTAGACGTGAAAGCTCTAACAGATGAACAATTACGCGCCAAGGTGAAAGAAATTGCACAAGCTGTGGAAGTGACCGTGGGAGATCATGTGGATGATGCGGCACTTCCCGCTTTACCCGTGACTGCTGAGGTGGTGGAAGATGCCTAGACGCAACAAGGTTGTCTCGCACGTCGGGACAAAAGCGCCTGAAGGTCTTCCCACTCAGCTGTCCGAAGGAGACAAGACTCAACCTCTCGACATCAAAGATGTGCCTAACATGCTCGGTCAGCTCGAATGTATCCGACAGGAACTCGCACGTCGCCATCTCCTCGACTACACATTGTACATGGACGAGAACTACAAGATCGGACGCCACCACAGACTCATCGCAGCTCAGCTCGAAGCGACCATCAATGACGTAGTCGCCATTCACGAGGGGCGCATGAAGGAGTCAGAGAGTGATAATCTGCGTGTTATGATCTTCATGCCGCCTCGACACGGTAAGTCCCGTCTCGTCTCCCAGGAGTTCCCTGTATGGGGCATGGGCAATCATCCATGGATGACGTGGATGCTCACATCCTACTCGGCAGACCTCGCTCAGGAGTTCGGTCGAATGACGAGGAACAAGATGAGGGACAGCGAGGAGCTGTTCGGAGTCAAGCTCGCAGAGGATGCCGCTCGTGCAGACCGATGGGGACTCGAAGGGGGCCATGACAATGGCATTGTTGCAGCGGGCGTTGGTGGCGCTATCACTGGTAAGGGTGCTCACATCGCCATCATCGACGACCCGATTAAGAACTACGAAGAGGCTAGCTCTGAGACGGTGAGGCGTTCTGCCTACAACTGGTACCAGACTACGCTGCGCACTCGTCTGGCTCCTGGTGGTGCCGTGATCGTCGTTATGACTCGTTGGCATCAGGATGACCTTGCAGGACGACTGTTGGCAGACATGGAGAAGGGCGCTGACAAGTGGAAGGTGCTGAGCCTTCCCGCTCTGGCAGAGGGCACCGACCAGCTCGGTCGCTCTGAGGGAGAGGCGCTGTGGCCAGAGATGTACGATGAGATATCGCTGAATCGTACGCGCATAGCCATGGGCAGCTACATGTTCAATGCCATGTACCAGCAGCATCCCAGTCCTCCCGACGGTACAATGTTCCGTAGGAAGGATTTCAGATACTGGGAGCTCATCGACCACACGTACGTGCTGCACAGGGATACAGGCGACGAGCGATTCGTGCCTGAGCAATGCTGGCACTTCCAGACCGTCGACCCGACAGCCTCTGCCAAGACCACAGCAGACTGGTTCGTATGCAGTACGTGGATTGTCACTCCGAAGAACGACCTGCTTCTTTGGGACGTGTTCAGGGCACAGATGGAAGGAGCAGAGCAGCCTAGGCTCCTGCTCGACCAGTACAGACGCTACATGCCTACGTGCATGGGCATTGAGGTCAATGGTGTCGGTCGTCCCGTCTTCCAGATGCTGCGCAATGCTGGTGTGCCTGTGATGGAGCTGAATGCTACCAAGGACAAGGTCACCAAGGCTATCCCCATGGGCGCTCGCTACGAGAGCCATAAGGTGTTTCATCGTATGGGCGCCGCATGGCTGGGGGACTACGAGGATGAGCTCGTCGGCTTCCCCATGGGCGCTCACGACGACCAAGTCGACACGGCATCCTATGCTGCTATTCTCACTCAGGAGCTCGCCAGCCGTAGGACTGGTGCTTCACTGGTCGAGCTCGACGTACCAAACATCATCTCACCAGTGTAGGAGGTATCTGAATGGCAATGGACAAGAATCATCCGCTCCTGAAGATCGCCAATGGGCTGAGTGGTGGACAGCTTAACAGTCTCAGCGAGGCTGTCGAGCTGTACGGCAACATAGCTTTCACCGAGCACAGCAACAACGAGCTGCTGCAGGAGCGTATCGCTGAGCTGGAGCTGGCTCTGGATGACGTGGGCTACGAGCGCATCGGTGACTCTACGCTGAATCGTCAGTTCACCAAGGCGTCCATCGACAAGATTGCCGCCATGGCGAGGGTGTATTGGCTGAAGAACCCTCTGGTCAAGCGAGCCGTAGCCACTCAGGCGAACTACGTGTTCGGTCAGGGTGTCGACGTGGTGGCTGCAGATGAGGACGTCCAATCTGTTATCGATGCGTTCATGGACGACTCCAAGAACAAGGCTGAGCTCACAGGCGAGCAGGCTATGCTGGTCAAGGAGACTGAGCTCCAGGTGACCGCGAACCTGTTCTTCACCTTCTTCACAGACCCGCTTAACGGTGCGACTCGTGTGCGTACCATCCCACTGAACGAGATCACCCGCATCATCTACAATCCCGAGGACAGCAAGGAGCCGTGGTACTATTTCCGTCAGTGGCAGCAGCCTAAGGAGGCAGGCTCGCAGAAGTACGAGACCCGACAGGCGATGTACCCAGACATCAACTACATGCCCCAGGGTGGTCTGCCTCGATACTTCAATGGTATCGAGGTCATGGCTGCGAATCCCGTGTACCATGTGAAGACGAACTGCCTGTCCGACATGGAATACGGTGTGTCTGAGATCTACGCAGCCATCGACTGGGCTAAGGCGTACAAGGAATTCCTTGAGGATTGGTATACCATTGTCAAGAGCCTGTCTAAGTTCGCGTGGAAGGCTACTAGCAAGTCCGGTGCGACGGGTATGGGGCAAGCCAAGCAGGTGCTCGAAGGAGCCATTAACGGTGGTTCTAACCCTATGAATGGTGACCTGCCTGGGCAAGCGGCTCAGGTGTGGATGTCCTCAGACAATTTCGACCTTACACCCATGCCGAAGAGTGGTGCTACCGTAGCTGTGGACGATGGTCGTCGTGCTCTGCTGATGGTGTGCGCTGCGACTGGTATCTATGAGCACTACTTCGGAGACCCCAGTACTGGCAACCTCGCTACTGCCAAGGCAATGGAGCAGCCTATGCTCCTCATGTTCCAGGAGCGTCAGGAGCTGTGGACGGACATCTTCAGCACGGTGCTGAACTACGTCATCGACCAGTCTGCGCTGAAGCCTGGTGGTAAGCTCAAGGGTGTTCGCTCGTTCAACGACTATGGCGAGTCTTACGTTGATACAGGCGAGCTTGACCGTACGTTCGATATTAAGTTCCCGCCTATCCTCCAGGAGGACATCAACGAGCGTATCGATGCTATCGTTAAGAGCGTCACTCTGTCTGGGCAGACCCCTGCCAACACCATCGACCTCAAGACTGCTACCACCCAGCTGCTCATTGCGCTCGGTGAGGATACGGATATTGTGGACAAGCTGTTCCCCGATGATCCGAAGAGCTGGGATGAGGTTGAAGAGGAGAAGCAGCAGAAGGCTCTCGAGATTGCCATGGGGCAACAGTCCGCTGCAGACCAGCAGGCAGCTCAGGCGGCTAAGGCTGCAGGAGCAATTGACGATGCCAAGAAGAGTAGCGACGATGTCAAGAATGCCAAGACGCCTGAGGATAAGGCAGACAAGGCTGCTGGCGAGGTCGAAGAGTCTTACATCCAGCTGCTCGACAACATGGTAGCTGAGCTTAGGGAGAAGGGTATCTAATGGACGCAGAGTCTTTCATACTGGTTCTCATTCTAGCGATTGTTATGATTCCTTTCGCCATTGTAGACCTGTTCCGAGACCCTGAGGAGACTGCAAGGCAAGTCACTGAGACTGAGAAGTCTGAATGGAGGCATCACTAATGGCAGAACCCTACGGCACCATAGCCAAGTATCGCAATGCATTGGCTATCAAGAAGCACAATGCCATCATTCAGCCGTGGGCTTCTGCTATGGCTCTTGACGTTGCAGCAGTGTTCTGGGCTACGTGGAAGGGTATTGAGGAACGACTTCCTGAGGGAGATGAAATCCTAGAAGCAGAAAAACCTCGCGATTCCCGTGACCTAAAGAACAAATATAGCGCGATAATAAGAGTCGAGGTCAAGCGACACTCGGCTGAATTGCAGCGTGTAATCGAGAATTACATCTATCGAGTGTGGCTTGCAGGCGCTGTAGAGCAATGCCGAGACCTAGGGTGCACTGGGTGGTTCTTCTCATCCCTGTCGAAGTCGTCAACTTCATCTGAATCCGCCAGTGCACCCGATGGTGCCTCTCTTCAGGAGAGCAGCATCGTATTTCTAGGTACGTTTGGTGGCAATTGGCAAATTGGCGCATACAGAAGCGACGACGGTAAGACCAAATACGTCGCTTATAATGGCTCATCATACAACAAATTCTCTCCCGCAAATGGCGTCGGTACGCCTTTTAAAGATGGCGAGATAGACTCGAACGCCACGAAAAGCTACGCCAAAGATTTCGGTAAGACTTCCATTAAGACTACGAAGCAGGGAGGAGACGGTCTCCCCTATTCGAATGCCACATCTGCTTACAACCTTAACGCTCCGAAGGCTTCATCGCAGAAGACCAGTTCAGGCATTGGTACAACGTCCGTTAAGGCAGACAAGTCTGGATGGGTGTCGCTTCCTAACCTCAGGGCACAAGAGTACGCTAAGAAGCATGCTGCAGAGGCTGTAACGCAGATTAACGACACCACTCGTAAGGAGATTGCGCGTATCGTCTCTGATGGTGTCAAGTCTGGTGCGTCTTACAACGACATAGCTAAAGAGATCAAAAACAAGTTCGAGGAATTCGCAGTCCCCATGCCCCAGAAGCATGTGTCGAATCGTGCTGTGCTGGTCGCCGTTACAGAGCTGGCGAATGCCTACTGCGAGGGGAATGCTCAGGTCGGCAACTACCTCCAGGACAATGGCGTCAAGATGATGAAGGCGTGGCAGACACTTGAGGACGACCGTGTGTCTGACGGCTGCAAGGAGAACGAGCGTGTCGGCTGGATACCGATTAATAAAGAGTTCCCCAGTGGGCACATGCATCCGCCTCGCTTCCCAGGATGCCGATGTGACTTCCTCCAGGACATCCTTGAAGAAGACATGCTGGGCAAGCCAATTGATGCTCTGTACGGTAAGCAGTACACTAACAGTGCTGTTAACATCACGAAAATCTCACCAAGCAAGACCGTTTCATCTCAGGTGCAACAGGTGACTCCAAGTAATAAAACAAAGGCTGGAAAAGCAGCTTCCAAACGCGCCAGTAAGTCTGGCGTTCCTAAGTGGGACACTTGGGACATGAAAGGTGTTGGCGATGAACTGTATCATTCTGACATGGATTGGAAAGCACGCAACAGCTTTGAGTCTGGAGACGAGAGCACTTTTCTCTCTAGAGGCGGCGACGCCTTCAAAAAGACAGCCAGTCTTCTACGGTCTAAAACCATTTCGTTCTCTGGAATGCCAAGGAATCTTAAATCTGGCATAGTCGCTTACACTGGCGAGAAGTACATTAAGATGAACAAATATCTCCGTCAGGGCAGGCCAGAAAAAACTGCAAAAGACATCAAGGTGAATGTCCAAAAAGCTGAGCAGGCAATACATGAGTATGGAGTAACCACTCAGCCGTTAACTGTGCATAGAGGATTTGACGGAGACTTCTGTGACGACTGGAAGGAAGGTGAAATCCGAGAAGAACTCGGATTTGTTTCTACTTCAGTACAAAGTAGCGGATTCTTGAGGGATAATAATTGGCATATTTACGTACCTGCGAACAAAGGTTGTGGCATCTATGTCGACGGAGAGTCTCAATCGACGAGCGAGTTCGAATATCTAATCGCTCCTGGTTCGAAGTTTAGAGTACACCACATTGAGCAGAACGATAATGGTGGAAAAGACTTCTGGCTTGAGCTTATACCTGAGGAGAAATGATGGCAGACTTCTTTCATTATGAGGATTCGCCTGGACCAGGTCGCGTTGTCGATGAGCCTGTCAAGGCAAAACAGCCTATGTGCCTCATGTGTAAGCACCTTCTAGGCTTCACTTCAGATGCCAAACCGTACTGCAAGGCATTTCCGAATGGTATTCCTGACAAGTTTTGGAATGCTAAGGTCGACCATACCGTTCCATACACAGGTGATAACGGCATTACATTTGAGCCTTAGAGCAGTTAAAGATCATTATTTCAGATGGAACTTAAATCTCCCTCCTTGTTACTAGAGAGATAATTCTTCAAGAACGTGCTGCGCATGCATGAAAAGGCACTCGCAGCACGTTTCTTTGTAAGAATGTGTGGCTTGACGGGAGGTGAACATGGATAACATCACATTCTTGGGCTCACTGCTCACCGAAGCAGACAAAGCCGTAGGCAAGTACCCTGTCAAGGTCATTCAGCCTGGTTGGGGTTCTTCTGGCTACTATTCCGAGACCGTTCTTGCAGCTTCTGCACAGCTTTTCGATGGTGCGCAGATGTTCTGGAACCACCCAAAGTCCTCCGACAACTACGAGCGTCCTGAGCGAGATCTTCGAGACCTCGCAGGTGTACTCACGAACGTCCGTTATGAGGAGACCAATGCGAATGGTGCTGGTATCTACGGCGATGCTATCGTGTTCGAACCTTTCCGTGAGGCTCTGAACGAGATTGGACCATACATTGGCGTGTCTATTCGCGCTGGTGGCAAGGTTCACGAGGGCGAAGCTGAGGGTCGCGCAGGTCTTCTGGTCGAGGAGATTAATCTCGTCCAGTCTGTTGACTTTGTGACTCGTGCTGGAGCTGGTGGCAAGGTTCTGGCTCAGTTTGCTGAGGCTGCACGAAGCCCATACAACGTACTTGAAAACGCAAATGAGGAGAAATCTATGAATCTTGAGGAAGCTCTCAACACCATTGGTGAGCGAGACAACACCATCAATGGTCTGAACACGCAGCTTTCCGAGGCTCAGGGTCAGATCGATACCCTCACCCAGGAGCTTGCACGCCTCAACGAGGCACATATGCTTACTGAGTGCGGTGCAATCGTCGCTGCAGAGCTGAAGGAGAGCGACCTGCCTGAAGTCACCAAGGAGCGTATCCAGCAGGAGGCTGGTAAGTTCATGGCTACTAAGGACGAGGACGACAAGAAGAAGCTCGACAAGGACAAGGTGAAGCAGTCTGTCCAGGAGGCTATCAAGGCTGAGGCTGAGTACATCAGTAAGCTGTCTGGTGGCATTAACGTTACTGGCATGGGCTCCAAGGGTCACGAGAACGACGATGATCTTGCAGAGGCTATTGACTTGACCGATGCCTTCAAGGCTATGGGCCTGTCCGAGAGTGCGGCTAAGATTGCCGCTAATGGCCGCTAAGGAGGAAAAGAATGGCTAAGAACTTTGTTCAGGTCGGCGAGAACCTGACGCTCCCTGTCGCTAGTAACGTTAAGAGCGGCGAACTCGTTAAGGTCGGCGACGTTATCGGTATCGCTCTTACCGATGCCAAGACCGACGACGGTACCAACTACTACACGACCATCGCTACGAAGGGTGTTTGGAACCTGACGCTGAATGAGGCCACTACGGTCGGTGGCGTTGTTTCTGCTACCCCTAAGGGTGACTCTAAGGCTGTCCCTGTTGGTTTTGCGCTTGAGGCTGTCGAGCATTCCAGCACGGACATCGTTGTTCCTGTGCTGCTTTGCCTCGGTCTCGCCTACGGCGCTGCCAACCCTGCTGCCAACCCTGCTGCGTAAAGAAAGGTGTGAATAATGGCTGAGTTTCTTGAGCTTGTAGAGTCTATCAATGCAGAGGCTGCGACTGCAGATAAGCTCTTTGGTGGCGAGGGTGTGCGAATCACCCCTCGCAATAATCCGCAGTATAACAAGAATCTGGCTGAGGCTGCGAATCTTGTCGCGAATCTTGTTCAGCGCGGTAGCAAGCTGGACATGTATCGCTTCCAGGAGGCACTGACCACCAGCGACTTCCCGATCTATTTCGGTGACCTGCTTGATCGTCAGATTCTCGCTTCCTACGCTGAGGCTCCACAGACTTACACCCAGTGGGCTAAGGTCTCTGAGGTGGCTGACTTCCGTCCTGCCAAGCGTTATGCTATGGACGGTGGCGAGGCTGCGCTTAAGACTGTTGATGAGCTGGGCGAGTACAAGTCTGTCGGTCGTCGCGAGTCTGAGCTTCAGTTCTCTGTGAAGAAGTTTGGTGCTCGTTTCGACATCTCCTGGGAGGCTATGATCGATGACGATCTGTCCCTCCTTACCGACCAGCCTACGCGCTTTGGTAAGGCTGCTCGTCGTACCGAGGAGCGAGAGGCTACCAAGCTTCTCATGGACAAAACGTTCTTCTCTTCTAAGCATGACAACCTCATGCAGTCCAATCCGCTCACGGTCCAGAACCTCCAGAAGGCCATCGAGAAGTTCACTGCTAAGGTGGACGACGATGGTGAGCCTATCATGGTTGGTCCTGCCATCCTCATGGTCCCTCCTGCGCTTGAGGTCACTGCGAACAACATCCTCAACGCTTCCGAGTTCCTTGCATGGGATGGTAGCGAGGAGTCCTTCCAGATGCGTACGAACAACTGGCTGAAGGGCAAGCTTAAGCTCGTCGTCAACCACTACCTCCCCGTCCTCGACAAGGAGCATGGCTCCGACACGTACTACCTGCTCGCAGATCCGTCTGCTGCTCGTGGTGCCGTTGAGTTTGCATTCCTCCGTGGTCACCGCTCTCCTGAGCTGTTCATGAAGTCTCCGAATGCTATGTCTGTCGGTGGTGCTTCTGCTGGTGCTCTGGCTGGCGACTTCGACCACGATGCCATCGGCTACAAGGTGCGCCACGTCATGGGCGGTACGGTCATCGACTCGAAGTGCGCTCTCAAGTCTGTGGGCGCGTAAGGAGACACCATGGGACAGTACGCTGACAAAGTGAAGCTGGTTCGGCTTTTCACGGGAGACAAGGCTGCTGACGATTACATCTTCACTGACGATGAGATGGAGTCGTTCCTTGAGCTGAGCAACGGCAACGTTTACTATGCTGCCGCTGATGCGCTCGACGCCATTGCCGCCAATGCAGCGTACACGCTCAAGGTACTGACTATTCTGGATGTTACCACGAACGGACAAGCGACTGCGGAGGCAATTCGAGCTTCCGCAGCCGCTCTCCGTGCCAAGGCAGATGCGGACGCAGCTAACACCATTGTGTGTGGCGTAGCTAATGTGGTTACTCCTCAGTTGCCTACGCATTGGCGTCCGTGGTGGGAGGCTCTCGTATGAAGCTCCTAGGCAATGGCTGGCAGGACATGCTGAAAGGCTACTTTGACCATACAGTCACGTTCTACAAGCCGACTAAAGAGCAGGACTCCACAGGACAAGTTCTCGATAAGTTCGAGGAAGTGGAGGCTCTGACCGATACCCCATGTGCAGTGGGCAATCGAACCCTAGCTAAGGCGAGCAATACCCAGTCTAGCTACGGTTCCGAGGAGGGATTTGTCCGTATCCTCATCGCAGATGCCCACCCAGAAATTAAAATCGGCTGGAAGGCGGTCATTGACCATATGGACAGTGAGCCGTATCTCGTTCAGGAGCGCACTCCTAACCAGTCAGCCGATGTCAGCGAGATACCCGTAAGTAGGTGGTATTAATGGCTAAGAACACGCCTGGAGTGAGCGTATATCTTGACTCTGGCAAGACCGCTCAGGTGCTTTCCAAGTTCACTTATATTGGTGAGCAAGCAATGCCGACTGAGTTGAAGGCTTTGATGGCGGGAGCGAATACCGTTGTCAACTCTGCCAAGCGTCGAGTGCCAAAGAAGACTGGTACGCTTTCCCGTTCCATTCATATGGAACCTGAATCTGACAGTGGCGTGCTTGTCGGTACAGACGCCAAGTATGCAAAGTACGTTGAGCAGGGGACTGCTAGGATGAAGGGTCGTCCATACCTCCAGCCTGCACTGACTGAGAATCAGCAGCGCATCCAGAATCGAGTACAGAGGGCAATGCAGCAGATGCTTGCCAGTCAAGGAGCATAAATGGCTGACATGGCGACAGCTACACAGTTTGACGTTGGAGAGCTTCTCAGGAGCATCATCATTAGCGACGCTAAGATGTCTTCTAAGGTGGGGTCACGTGTGTATCCTGGCGAGCTGCCAGATACCACCTCATACGAGCCGAATTCGCCAGATCTTCCCGCCATTCACTATTCGCTCGTTGATGACATTGAAGCAGATGCAGCCCCGATTTCTCGTTCCAGCTGGCAGCTCACGGTTGTCGCAAGCACCCAGTCTGAGCTCCAGAGCACCTGTGGCGTACTCAAAGAGCTGCTCCACAGATACAAGAAAGACCGTATTCGCTACATCGAATACGTCAATTCGTCCACAGAATGGGATACTGAGGTAAAAACTCCGTATTCCCCTATGACCTTCAGGGTCACGTTCTACTAGAAAGGATGGTGCAACCATGGCTCAGACTACAGTCCAGCATCCCGAAACTATCCGCTTTGGCTCTGGTCGACTGGAGATTGGTAAGTCTCTAGATAGCCTGGTAGACGTCGGTGCGCTCACTGGCGTCCACTTCACCCACGAACTTGGAGACAAGGTCACCATTACTAGCGATAATGCTGGTGTTATTCTTGAGCGTGCTGGCACCCAGACTGCTAAGGTCGAGGCGAACCTCTTGGAGATTAACCTCGACACGCTTGCAGTTTATATGGGTGGCGTAAGCAAGCTCGAGACCGTTGCAGGTTCTCAGCAGACGGTCACCAATGAGGAGCACACACTCAAGGGTGCCACGTTCATTCGACTTGATCATCGTATGAGTGATGGCAATGCGGTCACCATCGATTCCGTCAAGAAGAAGGGTGACTCTGCTGCTGTCAAGGACACAGACTATGTCGTGGCTATCGATTCTGACGGCTACACTTGCATCGCTCGTAAGAGCGGCTCCTCTGTGATTACGGATGGTTCCGTTGTCCAGGTGACCTACAAGTATACGCCTGCAGCGTATAAGCGCCTGAGCTTTGGCGGTCTTCAGCAGCTCGACGCTGCCGTTGCACGTATCACGAACTACGACAGCCTCGGTCGCGAGTTCTCCATCACGGTGTACAAGGCTACTGCAGACTCTGGCATCGAGATTGAGTTTCAAGCTGACGATGCCGACGAGACGGATGTCGTGCCGATTACCCTTGTGGGTACGGAGGACACTTCCCGTGCCGTTGGTGACCAGCTGTTCGTTATTGAAGACCACCAGATGTAGTGTTTTAAGCGCACAAAGTCGTGTTTTAAACACTAAAACCGCTTTAAAAACACGACTTTGTGCCTTTTTAAACGATTTTATTGGTTAAGAAGAGAAAGGCTAACGGCTATGGCTAAGTACCTCAATTTGGACAAGATTGTCCCTGAGGAGCAGATTCTTGAGATCGCAGGACGTCAGTTCGATATCTCTCAGGTGCCTGCACGTAAGACTACCGAGCTTATTCGCATCGGTGCGTGGGCTACTTCCGATGAGATCAAGAACGACCCGTCCAAGAAGTATGAGGCATACGAGAAGGAGATGAAGGCTCTGCTTGACATTCTCGGCAATGACCAGAACGGTGAGCCTGCAGACTTCGACTGGGTGATGGACAACGTCACCAATGCTCAGTTCTCTGCCATTCTTGATTTTGTCGCTGAGTGCATCCGTGGCGACAACAGTGAGGTAGCAGACGGCGAGACGCCTGCAAATTTTACTCCGAATCGAGCCCAGCGTCGAGCGATGAAGAAGAAGTAGATCTGGGGAGAATGTTCGCTCAGGTCTGCCTAGTTTATCATTGGACGCTAGACTACCTGCTCGATTGCTTAACGCTGCCACAAGTAGCCTTCTTCTACAACCAAGCAGTGTTGTTCTACAATCCAGATTCCGACCCTAAACCCGACAAGAAGAAATTCCACGAGGTCTACGGGGAAAACGGAACGATTTCTCGATAACGAAAGGAGGTAGCAGACATGCTTCTGGATACATTGATGGTCAAGATTACTGGCGATGCGTCTGGACTGGGCTCTGCCACCTCCAAGGCTAAATCCGACATCGGAGGTCTTGGAGATTCTGTTGAAGGTGCCGGAGGCAAGTTTTCCACCTTCTTCCAGTCGGTTAAGTCTTCAGCTTTCGGTAATATTATTGCAGACATGGCTCAGACTGCTATTAGCGCTCTGAGCGATTTGTCTTCTGAAGCCATTGAGGCTTCTGACTCTACCCAGAAGTTCACATCGACTCTGAACTTCGCAGGTGTTGACGCTTCAAAAATTGAAGAACTCACCGCTTCTACGCAGAAGTACGCAGACGAAACTGTGTACGGTCTGTCTGACATTCGAAATATCACGGCACAGCTAGCTTCCAATGGCGTTCCGAACTACGAGAAGCTGGCTGAAGCTGCTGGCAACTTGAACGCAGTTGCTGGTGGTACCGCCGATACGTATAAATCCGTCGGTATGGTTCTTACCCAGACTGCTGGTCAGGGTAAGCTCACTACCGAGAACTGGAATCAGCTGTCTGATGCTATCCCAGGAGCTTCTGATAAGCTCCAGCAAGCACTGCTTGAAGCAGGAGCTTACACAGGCAATTTCCGAGATGCAATGGCAGCTGGAGAGATCACTGCAGACGAGTTCAATGACGCTATTCTGAACCTCGGTCTTACGGATGCTGCACAAGAGGCAGCTACAGCCACCACAACGTGGGAAGGCGCATTCGGAAACCTTGAAGCTGCATGTGTTAACTTGATGGCTCAGGGTCTTGATCTGATTAAGCCTGCAGCCACCGCAGCCATCAATGGTCTCACCGATGCAATATCTGCCGTACCGAATGCCATTGGCGTTATCGGCAATGTCATTTCAGATATCTCAGATAACATCGCTGAGTTCGAAACTGAGTCTGGTCACATTGCCACTGCTGGAGATGCAGTATGGACTGCCATCCAGACCATCGGTCAGGCGATGGGACTCACGTTCGACCAGATCAACCCTATTGCGACTTCTGTAGCAGGCGTATTCGATACAGTCCAGACGGCTATCACGAATGTAGGTTCTACGGTTGAGTCGAATATCGCTCCGTTCGTGTCTGCGCTCCAGAATCTAGGAGACACCATAGCATCTAACGTGCTGCCCATGGTGACTGCTATGGTGGGGTTTTTCTCCCAGGTGGGTTCTACGCTCACTGCAGTGTTGACTCCCGTGCTGAACACCATTATCCCGATCATCATCCAAATCTGCACAATGATTGTTCAGAATGTTACGAGCATTGCTGCGATCGTGATGCCAGCAGTTACGAACATTTTCAATCTGCTCACACAGGTTGTGGCTGCACTTCAGCCTATTCTCGTCAATGCCATGAATTTTATCATGGGTGTTGTTAACACGGTATGGCCATCTATTCAAAGCACCATACAAGGCGTCATGAACGTTATTCAGGCCGTTATTTCAACGGTAATGGGTGTTATTCAGGGCATCATTCAGGTCGTTCTTGGTGTAATTCAAGGCGACTGGAGCGGTGTGATGAACGGTCTTCAGCAGATTGCAAGCTCCATCTGGAACGGCATTAGTGGTGTTATTTCCGGAGCTATTCAGGCTGTTCAAGGCGTTATTTCCTCTGTCCTTGGAGTTATTCAAGGCGTGTGGAGTGGCGCTTGGAATACTATTAGCTCGTTCCTAAGTGGTGTTTGGGAGAGCATTAAGAGCGGTGTCAGCTCTGGCATTGATGGTGTTCTTGGATTTATGCAAGGATTGCCTGGACAGATTCTGAATGCTCTTGGAGACCTAGGCACGTTGCTGCTTGATGCTGGCAAGTCGATCATGAAGGGTCTTCTCGATGGCATCACTAATGGTGTCAAAGGTGTGTTCGACTTTGTTGGTGGTATTGGTGACACCATTGCCAGTCTTAAGGGACCGATTCCGTATGACCTTAAGCTGTTGATACCGAACGGTCAGGCTATCATGAAGTCGCTCCTTACGGGCATTAACAATGGCGTTACAGGCGTATTTAACCGAGTTAGTGATATCGGAGGGGAGATTGCGAATTCGCTCAGTGGAGACTACACTATCCCAGTCACACCTGAACTGAAAATTGCAGACTTTAATGACATATTGCCATCTAATAGGTCTAGGTCAATCATAAGTGCCCGTCCTGTCGTGAATGAAGCTCCTGTCGTAAACGTGAAAAATGTGATCGTTCGTTCAGACGAAGATTTTGATTCTGCAGCCACCGTTTTCAACAGAAATCTCATGCATGAACTGAATTGGAGCCAATATGTCCAATAAAGCGCGACAAATAGTCCTGGAATATGGAAACGACACTCTGTCTATACAGGGAGATTCTTCCATTCAATCGAATTTCTACATAACGGATGAAGGAATCGAAGGTTGGTTCTCAAATCCGACGGCAAAGGTAAGCTCATCCGAAAGGACGACTGGCGACGGATCTCATAGGGTGGTTGATTCTGGGGTTTTATATAATTCCAGGACGGTCTCTTTTTCAGTCTATGTCATCGGAAAAGACAGAGACAATGTGATAGAGGGTATTAAAAAACTCCTTTACTATTCTAAAAAGATCCTGAGAATCTATGTGTACGATGCATACGATTGTACATATTGTGACGGTTACGCTGAATTCGACGTTGACAAATCGTGGGATGTAAACTACGCCAAAGTGTCTGTCACCATAGTATGTCAGGATCCTGTGCGCTTGTCTAAAGACGTCTCCTCAGGCTACATGGAACCATCGCCAGATCCTTCTGGAGGATTGCAATTTAAGGACTCCATCCTTGTTTACCCTTTGCAATGGGGTAAGCAGAGTGTCGTAAACAATACGTGTACGACGCATAATAACGGCACCATAGTCTCTTATCCGATTATTACAGTGTCTGGCAATTTTCCAAATGGGTTCTCGATCACGAATCAGAATACAGGAGAGAAATTATCCTATTCGGAACCTGTAAACTGGGGTGCGCCCATTATAATGAATTGCAACAAGAGAACAGCATCTTCAAACGGAGTAGACGTGACAAGAAATCTATCTGAAAGGGGATTTCCTACCGTTTCGCCAAAAGGTGATCTGTCTCTATCTTTTTTAGCGTATGGCGTAGGAACGTGCGAAGTCATAGTCCATGATTCGTACATCTAGGAGGTTAAAATGTCTGTAGCGTTGGGAGTTCCTCAAAGTAATTCTGGAGTCGGTACTTCAGCACTCGAAATGAGAAAGATCATCGACAGTCTTTTTGAAAACAAAGGCGTAGTTAAAGGTCTCAATGTCAAAGGCACATCGTCTCTTTATTATACTGTAGATAGTGGTGTTGCCACCTGCAGCAAAGGAGAGTCTGACGGCTATACCCTAGCATACTATCCAGGAGGGAACACTCCTTCCGTTCAGTCAAACACGTCTGGCCAATCGCGTATAGACACTATTTGGTTGACATCTCATGACATTCAGAATGGTGACAAGGATAATCTCGTTACGATTGGTGTATCTCAAGGAACGCCATCGTCTTCTCCTGTTGAACCAAAAATCCCCTCTGATGCGACACCAATAGCGCATATGTTGCTTCCTGCAGGAGCAACAAGCACCCAAAATGCTTATGTGATCTCCGAACGAGCATATGCTATACCGTATGGAGCTTCCGTTGGTGTTCTTCTCGATAAAACAGACACCTCGTATAAAGGGGTGTATAAGGGATCTGCATACACATATGCCAGCGGACGAATCTATGTACCGACAGACAGACTTTTGTCTGTAAAGCTGACAGAGACCACATGGGCATGGCATCCGAGTACCCACGACTGGGTAGGATCTGGATATGTCGACTGGATGCTCGATGGTAACGTTCAAAGTGCATTTCGTTTTACGAATTACCCAGACACTCCAACGACATGCTGTTTTGAGGATCTTGTCGAAGTGTCTGCTGGATTTCACACAATATCTGCTAGATTGTGGGGATCTGAAACAGCTCCCGCCTCAGATATCTGGCTGGATTATAAAACTGATGCGTGGCCAGGACAAAGGCTCGTTGTCGTCGATTCTGGAGTGATAGAATAATGTGGAATGCTTACGTCTGCGACACCATGTCTGGACTTATGATCACCCCCATAGACCTTCAGAGTTTTTCATGGCACATGAGTGTGTCAGATTCTTCATTGTCTACAAACACAAAAAGGAACGTCGGCGAAGATGGATTGTCTCAAATAAGCCTGCCGTGGACTACTGTTCCTTCTAATACACCAGAAGGGAGAAACAGCATCCTATATCCGATGAAAAGGTCTATCGTTTTAATGTGGAATAATACGCCTGTCATTTTTGGCACGATAGGGTATAGGGTGGATTCTGAAGACTGTACGGATTTTAGCCTCCTGTCCATCCAGGATATACTGTCAAGTCGATATCTTGTGAGAGAGCGTGTGTTTGGTAAGTCGTACGGAGGAACCACAAACGACACCGTCTCTTATAGTGGTATGTCTCTCAGGGGGATAGCTGCAGACATTATACAGAAATGCACTCGAGAAAAACCTGCAGGGGTGCTGCCGATAGACACTCAATACGACGGTGAGGCTGGAAATCATCAAAGGACTTACTATGGTTACAATGTGTCTAACAATGCAGCAGACAAACTCCTCAACGAAATAACCAATGTTCAAGACGGTATCGAAATGAGATTTGTTCCCTATAAGGCGGGAAATTACATAAGGCTGAGGTTTGAAGCTGGAACAGACAGCGAACACGAGCTGGTTAATAGCAATGCAAAAAGAACACTCACCTGGTTTCCAGACGGTAGGGGAACGATTGAAGAATTAAAGGTCTCGAATATTGGACCATCGATGAGAGTGTACGGAACTGGAGCTGGTCAAGACGATTCGACACTTTGTTATCTCGCACAGGATCTATCTCTCTGTCAGACGAGAGATCCATGGCCAATCATAGAATCTGTCATCTCAGACACCAGTTGGGATAATTTAGACCTCTTAAAAGGGCACTCAGAAGGGTCTCTTGAATCTTCAAAACGACCTTTGTGTCAGATGAAAGGGTCTATACATATTAATGATTTTGAAGATCAATTCATTGGTATGGTATGGCCTGGTGATCTTATCGATGTGGATATCAGAGAACACCCCAGTCTGCCAGACGGCATTTATACGACAAGGATTCTCCGTATGGAAGGCAACAACACAGACAAGGTATCCCTGACATTCAGTGTTATGGAGTCCGTGTCCTACTAAGGAAGGAACAAAATGGACAAACACATTCTTCCTGGCATGAGTCCCATCTATGAAAATATGGCTCGTTCCGTTGTTCAAGCTCATAAAAAAATAAATGGTCAAAACACCTCTCCGACAGGGACTATATCTATTCACCGTTCAAACGGTTCAAAAGACATATACGGATCCCTAAACGGAGAAGGCTACTCTGTTGCAAAGAATGTCGGAGACACTGAGGCACCTGGAAAACCTCTCGGTATCTCGGCTATATCTGTTGGCGGCATTCTGTATGTGTCTTGGGATGGAGAACTCGAAGGAGGATTGCCGTCAGACTTTTATTGTGTTCGCGCATATCTGAAGATAGAGAATGAAGTCTACGTAATAGGAGAGCTCACATCAAAAGGCAATCTGTCATATAAAAACCTCAAAGAAGGAGTCCGCTGCACTGTATATGCCACTGCAGAGGACGAGACTTGCAATGAAGACGGCACACCAAATCATAATGTGTCTGAAAAGTCAGACGAGATAAGCATTGTTGGCTCGCAGATTCCAATCCAGGGTGTAGATGTCGAATATGCCCTTGGAGGATCTCAAACTATACCTCCTGAATCTGGTTGGTCTACTACGGCACCAGAATGGCGAGAAGACATGTACATGTGGCAGCGCACCGTGACATACACCTCTGATGGTGCTTCATATTCAGACCCGACTTGTATTCAAGGTGCGGCTGGAAAAGACGGTGCCGACGGTAAGAACGGCGAAGATGGCAGAGATGGAACGTCTGGAAGAGGGATAGTCTCTACTGAAGTCAAGTATCAATCGTCACAATCAAACGCTACAGTCCCCACGGGAGAGTGGCTTACGGCCATTCCTAGTGTGCAAGAAGGCTGGTATCTCTGGACTCGTACCCAATTCACATATACAGATTCTACAGTGTCTTACGGGTACTCCGTAAGCCGACAAGGTGCCAATGGTAAGGACGGAGCTGACGGTGCAAAAGGCGACCCTGGTACTCCTGGTGCTCCTGGTGCCGATGGTAAAGACGGATCGAACGGTATCGGAGTGTCTGGATCTGAAGTAAGGTATCAAGCCTCCAATTCTGGCACGACAGCGCCCACGGGAGCCTGGTTGACTTCACCACCTTCTTTGGATGCAGGTCAGTACTTGTGGACGAGGACGACCATCACATATACCGATGGCAAATCCACAGTTAGCTATTCGATCTCTATGAAGGGTGAAACTGGTCCACAGGGCATCAAAGGTGAGCCTGGAGCGGATGGTCAGCCCAGATACACATGGCTTAAATATGCAGACACTCCCACCAGTGGTATGTCTGACCTTCCTGATGGCAAAGATTATATAGGTCTAGCCTACAACAAGACTACGCCTTCAGAGTCTTCGAACTATTCTGACTACACATGGTCTAAAATCGTCGGTGAACAAGGCGCACAAGGCCCACAAGGTCCACAAGGTCCACAAGGTGAACAAGGTGAACAAGGTTTACGAGGTCCACAAGGTGCACAAGGTGCACAAGGTGCACAAGGTGCACGAGGTCCACAAGGTGTTCCTGGTCCTGCAGGTGAAGACGGTTCCACGTTATATACGTGGATTAAGTATGCAGACAATGCCTCTGGAGGAGGAATGTCTGACAATCCGTCTGGCAAGAAGTACATAGGTCTCGCATACAACAAAAGAGTCCAGACTGAATCCTCTGTCGCTTCAGACTACACTTGGAGTCTGATTCAAGGCCCACAAGGCCCACAAGGTCCACAAGGTGCACAAGGTGCACAAGGTTTACGAGGTCCACAAGGTGCACAAGGTAATACTGGAATCGGCGTTAAGACTGTTGTAGAACAGTATTATCTGTCTACTAGTAGCACTACACAGAGTGGTGGATCCTGGAGTACGAATCAGCCTAAGTGGTCCGAGGGGAAATACATCTGGACACGCTCGCAAGTAACGTGGACAAACAATACGGTTACGACCACCACTCCCGTACTTGCCAAAGCGATTAATGGGGCGAACGAGACTGCGAATGAAGCCGTAAACAAAGTCGAAAAGATCAATTATTACTTCTGGACAGACAACAGCGGTGCTCACGTTACGACTCAACCGAATAATGCCACCGCTGGACCAAATATTTTGATCGACGGAAATGGATTTCATATCCGTCAAGGTGCAGTCGAGGTAGCATTTTTCAAGTCAAATGAGATTGGTCTCGGTTCGAACTCTCGGACATCTATTATCCGTATGTGCGGAGGACTCGGTGAGATAGGGACGGTTTCGTCTTCTAGCTCGTCTGTTTTGGCACTGTTTGGTGAGTTGGTCGGCCTCAGGGGAAGCAGCGGAACTGTCGTAGGCAACAACCTTGCAAACCTTACGCTGACAGATGACGATGCGGTTTTGACAGCGAGCGGTAGTATCGTATTCAATTCTAAAACCGCGTACCTCGGTACAGATAGTCTCGATTCGAGAGTGTATCTGTATGGCACAAGAGGATGGATTGAGCCAGTAGCATCTTCTGTAGATAACGCAAATGCAGGAATCACCATCCACGGCAAAAAGTTGGTAGGTGTAATCGCTGGCGCAGGAGCGTCAGGGGGAGCTAATCCGGGACTTTACATCAGAAATGAGGGAGGCACATATGAAGATGGCATCCTGACATTAGACGCTTACCAGTATCTTTTTGGAGGAAACGGAGCTCCTGTAAAAAGTCTAGACGTATACAAGGCTATGCGCTTTGAAGACTGGAAAACACTTTATGAAGAAAGTGCTTTCGGTCGCATAAAATACAGAGTGTTTGCTGGAATGGTATTCATCTACGGTGCGGTTTCTGGAATCAAAGGATCCTGGCATTTGCATCTTCCTCGAAAATACTGTCCTGAATTTCCGACCTGGTATCCTGCCACACTGTCTAAAACTGGAGGAAGCACGTCTAATAATACCGCATCTATATGGTTGATGGAATACGGTAAAGACGACAACTTAGGCGACACTTTGTGGATCTATACAAATGGACCTCAAGGAGCCGATGATTTTGTTAATTTCTATGTGTGTTATCCTTATTGCGATTTTTGATGGACTTTTAAAGAGTTATAATAACGTTATCCGTAGAAAGGAGAAGACATGTTCGAGCCTTATTTAATGGGACAATATCAATATCCTTGGTAGGGGATGACTCCTATGCCAAACTGGCAACCTCAGACGCCTCAGGCTGCTCAAGGACAGCAAGGTATTCAAGGCGTTCGATTTGTCAGTGGAATCGAAGAGGCTAAGAACTGTACTATTCCGCTCGGTTCGAAGGCTCTCCTGATGGACAAGGAAAAGGACAGGTTCTACCTGAAGGAGACGGACATGGCTGGCGTGTCGACTGTCTCCGAGTTTGAATTCAAAAAGGTCGAAGCTGAGGCTACCCAGGAGTACGTCACTCGTCAAGAGTTCGAGCAGTTCTCGGCACAACTGTCAGCGCAACTGAAGGAGCAATATGAATCAGTTATTCAACATGCTGGGCAATTCCAGCAACCCGCTCAAGCCCAACCTAGGGTCGACCCAGCAGCAGTCGTGAAAGGAGCCCACAATGGGTGTCAAGACTATTGGACGTTTTGTCTACGACAGCTCCACTCCAGCTGCCGTTTCTGCGAATGGTAACGTGCCGCTCCCTACGGCTACGCTTAACTTCAAAAGCGCGAATGCTACGTCTGTTCGAGTAGCAAACGTTATCGTTGTGAAGGTGGCTTAGAATGAAGCGCATTTCTACGCTGCTCGAACAAATGGACGATGAGCTTGACGGTGCTCGTGAATACGCTCAATGTGCGCTTCACTTGAAGGACGAGGACAGAGAGCTGGCAGACGTTTACGTGTCTCTAGCTCGCACTGAACTCGACCATTACCAAAAGCTCTACAACCAGATGACTCGCGTCATGACGAATTATCGTTCTGAGCACGGAGATCTGTCACCAGAACTGCAGGAATTCTACGATTGGCAACGTACCAAGACCCTAGACTGCATGGCTGAGGTCAAGGTGCTTGTCGACTCGTACAAGTAGATCAGATGGGAGATGGCGTGCTAGATTCTAACATCCCGCTACGCGACGCATTCTATCTGCTTTTTGGGATAGCCTCATTTGCAGGAGTCTTGTACGCCATTTTTTCAGGCAAAACCAAAAGTGTCGGCGACGAGCGCGAACGTATCGTCCGCATTGATGAGAATCTCAAGGAAATGCGCAGCGACGTCGCCGACATCAAAGCCGAATTGCGTCAAACAAAGAGCATGATGTCTGACCATGAACGACGACTCATAAAGTTGGAAGAAGATCGATCTTCGATATGGAAACGTATCGACGAAATAAAAGAAAAGCTCTGTTAGGAGGAAAAATGTTGAACATCAACTGGGGAGTGCGATTGAAGAATCCCGTCTTTTGGGCACAGGTAATCTGCGCTATCGTGCTCCCTCTTATCGTGGGCGTTGGTGCCCAGTGGGAGGATATGACCAGCTGGGTCAAGCTCGGAGAGACTATCGTCTCTGGGCTTCAGAATCCTGTTGTGGTGGTCTCCATGATCGTTAGTCTGTGGGCGTGCATTACTGACCCGACCACTAGCGGTACGTCTGATAGCGAGTCTGCTCTCGCACGAGATTATCTCAAGGGGAACGTTAAGCGTCCTGGTGAGGTGAACGAGTAA